GAGAATGCAGTAAAAATAGCAAGTTAGACTTCGTTAAGAACAGAGAAAATTGGTTACATTTAATTTGTACTTTTTCTTGACATAGGACCACAGTTATAAGTATCCGTATGCTCAGATACTACCGCCGGAGCGACCTTGCCGTATGCCGGCTTTCTCTGCCAGCTATCTCTAAGGAGATCGTCCTTGTCAAAAATATAGTAATTATCGGATGATAAATCCACCGGGCAAACCGGGAACAGGGATTTTGCGAAATAATTCGCCGGATTCTGATAATAGGCCAGTGCCATGTTGGTCAGTGCTGTGTGCGGTCTAAATGCCCCTTTTGCAATTTCTGCCGCAATGCCTTTTGCTGTGTTTCTCATGTTCTATTCCTCCTCTTTCTATTAGCCTTCTCCGCCTGCAGTTGCGGCAGCTTTGTGGTATTTAGTGATCTGGATACGGCAGTATTCGTTCGCCTCAACGCTTGACAAAGCAACTCCTAAAACATATTCTCCATCTTTCGCTACTGCTGCAAGGCCATTTGCCCCCGCCGTAATTTCCTGTCCTTTGGTAATTGTGGCTCCGGAAAGAACAAATCCAATATCCTTAACCAGAATATCTACATCATCTCCAATCGCTACTTTACCGGACTCAGTTCCGGAAATGTCGTTATATCCGGCTTCAATAATGGCAACGCCAACCGGAATGTCTGTCCCCGCCGTTGCAAGCACCACGTCTCCATTTCCGTCATATTTCAGGATTCTGTTCCTGCAGTCGGCAATTTCAGCGCCTGCCTTTTCGGAAATCGTTGCAGAATTATTGATCTGTGTTCCGTTAAAATTTTTTCCCATGAGTAGTTCCTCCTTCCTTAAAACCCTGCCTCTTCGTCATAAGATGCCAGTAATTCAGGGTTGCTCTCCCACGCTTTAGCCACTGCATCCGTGTAGCTCATTCCGGGATCTTTTTCCATATATCCCTTTGCAATGTTTTCCACTTGTGCCTCTGTTTTCCCCTTTGCGACAGCAGAATGACTTCCGTGTCCGGATTTTCCGATCTCTGAAAAGATCCCGGAATTATCCGCCATAGCAACCATGGAGTCCAGAGTAGAAATCATATCGTCGTATGCAGTTCCGCCGGCTGCTTTCAGACTCTTCAGGACAGGTGCCAGTTCTTCCGCTTTCTTTCCGATAACCTCGTATTTCTTTGCTACCTCCATGAATTCTCTGTTTTCTGCCGTCTCACGGTATTTTCTAAGAGCTTCGATCTCTGCTTTAACCGCCGGATGCAGCCCTTTGTAAATATCTTCTTCCGGTTCAACCTGTCCGGAAATAGATTTTTTAGTTGTCCGTTTTCCACAGCCTTTGTCAAGATCGTCCTCTTCTTCCTCGCCTTCTTTATTGTCTCCAGGCTTCACAGTGGACTTCACAACAGGTTCTTCCTCCTCTTCGACACCATATTTCTTCAGGATATCTTCGTAAGCAGCCCTGTCTTCCGGGGACATCTTAGATTTGTCGATTTTTGCCATTTCTTCAATTTCTCCTTTCTCACGGCTCATTGCCTTTTCAATGTTTTCGTTCAGATGATCTCTAAACTTTTTCAGAGATTCGACATCTTCTTTGCCGATCTCCTTTTTGATCCCGCTGACTTTGCCTGCGGACCAACTACTGATTGCTTCACCAATGATCTCCTCAAACTCCGAAACGCTTTTTTCCATCATGGATTGCGCGGTGGTTCCGTCAAGATCCTCGTCATACAGAATTGATTGTAGTGACGACTGCAGTGCATAGCAGATGCTCCACATTTCATCGGCTACTTTTTGACGTTTTACCTCCGTCATCTTTTCACCAAATGTCTGCGAGTTTCCTTTCTGCACATCCTCCAAAGCATCAAGGCAGTCATCGGTAATGCCAACAACCTTACCTATCGCCCGCATAAATCTCTTCATGGTGGACTCACGGACAGGAATATCTGTTTCGGGATCGGCATCTTTTTTCTTTGCGATCTTGATATCTGCCCGCTGGTTAGCTCCCTCGTCTACGAAATCAACCTTTCGGATGTGCAAGTTTTTAAGTTTTGTTGCCAATTTTTTACCTCCTTCCATCGTTTTTTTATAAAACAAAAAGCGGAATTGCCCGCTTTCTGAATTACCATTATTTACCTCTCCCGGCTACAACCAAACAGGTTAAAACACATCCAACTGATGCTCCGAGAAAAAAATTCCTATGTTAATCAGAATCCCCATCTTCATCAACCTCAACTCTTTCAGCTTCACCCTCGATTGAAAACATAGTGTACGTTCCGTCTTTGACCTTCTCCCAAACATCCTCGTCCGTAACCAGAAAGCCAATCCACCAACCGACAGGGATGGTTCCAACAGGGATCCCCATCGCCTCCATCTTCTCTTCCGTGAACACCACGCTCTCTATCAAAACGGCGCAATCCCCACGTTCATGCATTTCTCCACCTTCTCGATACATGCGGACAAAGGTGTATGCTGCATTTTCAAGATCTTCCGGGTCGATCATATCTTCCTGCCAATCTACAAGCTGCTCTCCATCCTCATCGATAGCGATGGACGCCCACCCGAATGCCAGATGCTTATCATTGTCTGATTTCTGTATCTTAAACCGACCTTTCAACACAGAGGGCTCTTTTTCGCAAGGGTTATCCACACTCACTGTTCTTTTTCCAGAATTTTTGTGGATTCCCAAAATGTCATATAGACTTTCCATTACTGATCCTCCTTAACCTCTACATACTTAACAACACATCTGCACCTTGGATGCGCCGGCGGTATAAGTTTCAATCCGCACTTTCCAACGTCAAAATATTCATCCATCTCTTTACTGACGCCTTCCACCGCTTCACAGAACTTGCATACATTGTCCTGTCTTGCTGTCACCCATACTTTTCTCACATTCCCTATATATCCTTTCTCTTGTGCTTGTTTGATCCCATGATGGGCGCCTGCATTGTACGCCTCGGCAAGTTCTGTTTGCGCAATTGTTTCAGCGCGGTATCGATGCTGCTTTTCAGCATATTTCAAGGCCTTATCCCTAGCTCTCCTGACGATAGTTTCCTCCTTCATCCTGGGATGTTCTTTGCGCATCTGTTCCTTGATGTGATTGTAATATTTCAAATTTGCTTGGGCTTGCCTTTCGGTAAGTCCAATACAAGGACGTATTACTCTTGCCAACTCATTCGGCGTCAAATCTTCCCTAACAGCTTTCATCGTAAGCCGTTGAATAGCTTTTTTCTGCTCTTCTACAGCGTTTGTCACAAATTCACTTCCACGTTCCTTGATCCAATTTCTTATGCCCGCATCCGTTGCGTCGAACTCAAATCCTTTGTCTCGAACTTCATCTAGTATGGCATTGCTAAGTTGTCCGGCAATTATAGCTTCAATCCATAAAGGCTCCAGTGCGTCAGAAACAAACGAAGAATAATCTTTGGACCAATTCTCAAGATCTTCTTTTGAAATATCATCGTCCTCTATCAACTGCCGGATTTCCTTATATGTAATTGCCGCAGCCTGATCCGCCCAAAATCTCGTGAGAATAGATACTGGAACAACCGCTGTATCTGTGATATATCGGTTCAACATATTGAGCAGGCGCAGGTTTTCTTTGCTTCTTTTCTTTGTCTTCCCTAAAAGTTTGGGGTTTTTGAAAATATACATGCGCTACCGCTCCCTCCCAAGCCTCTGTTTTGCCGCTTCGGCATTTTTCTCGTCCTGGTCATCATCTATTTCTTCCTGCTCTTCCGACTCATCCTCTGGCGGTTGGTTCTGGTTCTGCTGTTTTGTCCTTTTGGGATCCTCTCTTCTACTGTCTGTGGTCCTTTCTGGAAGATGTCCAATTTCACGAACATAGTCCTCCAGCCCATCATCCGGAACAATTACTCCAATACCCGTCATATCCTTAATAAACTGTCCTGCGGACTTCATATCAACATCCTCAATTTCTCCATGAGTCATCTTCGGGTAATCCGTAATGCCGTTGAAGTGATCGCCGTTGATATCAATAAGTGCCGGTATGCTCTGGTTATTGAACGTCTCGCAGATAACGTCCAAGAATGCAGATATCGCGACAGAAAAAAGTTCCGTTTTATCGGAGCTAAGCGCAAAACTTCCAACCTTATTGTGTCCAAGCATGAGGAAGTCCGCCAAAACTGTCATGGCTATCTTTGTATCATACCTGTTGATGATTGCATTTGTGTCAAACTGCCTTGCTCCACCAGTGCTGACCAATTCAAATTCAAAGCCATGTGGTAATACGAGTCCTTCGTATTCATCACGGCGGACCGATTTCACCATTTTCGTGAGGGCGGCGTTTATTTTCACCATATCCGGATCAGTATCATCCCAAATATCCGTTCCGTCTGGAGCGTGAAATACCGGGAGCCCTGCCAGATCCCGCTCAATACCTATCGCCTCAATCTCCTGGATCCTCCTCTTGAAGTACCACGGGCGGTACGCATTTCTCAATATGCTTCGCCCTTCCGGATTGTCTTTTGCACTCTCCGTCCGGAAAAGCATGGCTTTTTTCATTGGGATTGTGATAAAGCCATAATCCGGCGGCGGCATCTGCGTCATGCCGACCAGATTGTCGTGCTTGTCATACTCCCATTTATAAAGCGTGTCCTGGCTGCGGATCGGGAGCTTCTGCCAGCCTATCAATCCGTCGGAATACTTACTGTTCGTCCGCGGGTTCCGGCTTTTTCCCATCCTCCGCTTATATACAATTTCGTGCAGGCTCCATCCATAGACCAAAAACGATAGGATTTCTGAAATTGTATCCGTCCATGTACTCTGCATGTCTCCCATACACGATTCAACAAACTCCGAAGCCTCACGGTCCTTTGCCGAGTCGCCGCCAGGTTCTATGTTCCACACCGTATGGCGGATCAACATCTTAATGGCGAACAAGATAGCGCCGATTGTGTCATCATTGTTTGCCATTTCCCGGTAAACCTCGACGCCACGTATTCCCTGAAGATCACGAAGAAATTCTTCATAAAGCACGCCATTCCATCGCTTCTGACCTATGCGGCCTATTTCTGCCATGGATATCCCCTCCTTTCATTCATCGTTTTCGTGTTTTTTCTACCTTCCTCTTCGCCTGCAGTTCCGGTTTTGTAGTTGTCTTGTCGAGCCATTTGACCAATCCTCGGCAATTCGGCTCCTGCTTTTCAAGCATATCAGCTGTATTTTTCAGCGCAACAACGACCAGTGCGGTGTCTGCAACAGGATGTCCATTCAAAGCCTTTATAATCTTGTTCTGGTAAAAATTCAGTCCTTCCACCACAGCTTCAGTTGCTTCCGGCAGTCTCTTTTCTTCTATCAGGCGATTTCCTTTCGTGACATACGCCTCTTTCTTTTTCATTATGCCCACAGATATCCACCTCCTATTTGTTTCTCCAATAGCTGCTCTTTCCAAGACCGGCAGCGCCTTCTTGATTCGGCGCGCTTCCAGTGTACTTTTTGATTTTTCCGAGATATACGGATAATGCCAATGCATCTCCCCGGTCCGGGGAGTCCAACCCTCGCTTTTTCATTTCTTTCTTGCTTTCAACCTCCAGCTTTCCGTTGCTCGCAAGGAAGTACTTTCTGGATGAAAGCTGAGCGAACGTCTCTTGATCCTCCTCAATCTCAACCTCTTTATTCTCCATGAGGTCCTTCAATGTCGCCCACATGTGCGTTGTCAGATTATTGTAATGCTCCGCGGCGTCTTTCCCTGCTTTTGTATCCGTCTCGATCTTTTCAGCAGCGTTAATAGGAACAACGTACAGCCTGTTCAGCTTTTGTTCCCTTTTGACCTCCCGTAATCGGTCTGTCACCCCGCCGCCAAGGCCAGTGTCATCTATATTCACATAGATTCTACCACGGTAATCGGGAAACTCTTTGATCACTTTCTTATACTGCCGGACAATATCTCCAACTGTTCTCATGAGGTCCTGCCCTCTTCTATTCGCTGCGATTTTCAATTTTCCGCGTGCATTTCTGTATATTACGGTTTCGTCATCACCGAATCTGGCGACATCGACTCCGAATATGATATACGGCAGCCGGCTATCCTCCGGAAGTTCAAACAGGCGGCTTCCGCACTGCTCAATCGTAGACAATGCTATAAAGACATCATCTTCCTGATTCGGAAATTCTCCGCGTACACGTACACGGACCACATTAGAATCCCACCCATACTTCCGGATCAAAGATTCTATGTTCTCCTTATTTGTTCGCTTGCTCTCCGCAGAACTCACTGTATGGCATTTGTACAGTGCTCTATCTCTCGTATGGCTGTCATAGAATGTTCCAGTGGTTTTTGTTGGGTTTCCGCACATGAGCAGCTTATTATTTTCTCCGGAGAGTGTACCAAGAATAGCCTCCATGATCGGATCGGCCACACCAGATGCCTCATCAACGATGAACAGCATATTATCCTCGTGGAATCCCTGCATGTTTTCTGGCTTTGTAGCAGTCCTAGCAACTCCAAACCAACGCTTTTCATTGCCGACCATATAAACATAGGTCTTTGTCCATTTTAGAAGCTGTGAGAGCAACGGAGAGTTGCTCATCCATTTCGATATTTCAGACCACAGGACGTCATGTAGCTGCTGCTTTGTTGGTGCTGTAGCAACTATGCGAGGATATGGAAAGCAAGTAATAAACCAAAGGAACACGGCAGCCTCCAAACCGGTTTTCCCAACCCCCTGCCCGGATTTGATGCTGACTTTTGGATTATGTGCCAGATCTTCAGCGGCTTCCGCCTGCCATTCATCCGGTTCAAAGGACAGCACCTCACGGAAGTACATCACTGGATCGTTTCTCCATAGCGGAATGCTCTCATCGAGGAAGTCTTTAAGCCAATCCATGTTGTTATCCATCCTTCTCCCTCCTTGCTTTCACGACACTTTCCGCCCATGTACGCACCAGTTCGTTGCCTTTCGACTCTCCCGCAATTTTCTGTTTCTCAAACCGCAGCTTAGCCAAAGCATCAACTGCTTTTGTCTTTTGACTCTGAACAGAGGTAAGCTCCTTTTCCAGACGGGCTACCAAGTCTGCCGTAGAGGCAGTCATTGTCTGCAGACTATAATGTTCACCAGGAAGCCTGTCTCCCTTTTCTACCTTCTCTCGCACCCGATTATCATAAAGTTCTCTTTCTTCATCGTCTTTGAAAACTCTCTTTTCTTCAAACTTTGTGACTCCTGCCACATATACTCCGCCCTTTGCGTTGCGGTATTTATTAATCGCTTGCATGATCCGACGCTCCCTGACTGTAAAAAGCATAATCTGATTTATCAGTATTTCTTCTTCATCTTGCGGCATCGTCTCAATTAGCTCTTTTTCGTCTTCATCGAGCGTATCCCAATAGACTGCGGAATATCCTCCATGCTTTAAGGCATTTTGTGTTCCCTTCGGAGCTCCATGCCCCTTCGCATTCTGTTTTCCTTTGCAATTCTGGTTCCCCGGCTGCCCACCTCTTTTGCGAACGCTCGCTTTTTCTGAAGCACTTTTCTTTTGCGAACGCTCTCCTTGTTTTTTTTTACCGTTTTCATCCCATTTTTGGGTTGACTTCCATCTCCGTACGGTTCCCTCTGGCTTGCCGAGTTTCTTTGCAATATCAACAAGAGCCATGCCAGATTTATACAACTTCTCCGCCTCTATGCTGTCAGGGCTTCTTGCTCTCGGCACCGCCATCACCTCCTATATCGTATTTTTTTCGGATACAAATAGACCGGCAGTCGCTTTCTTCCGCGCCGCCGGTCTGTGTTCTATATGTACTATAACACAATGACATCAGATTTTTGTGACATATTCTGCTTTAGAAAACCCCGTAACTCCTTTGGTCATCATGTTAAGAAAGTCCTCTTTCGAGAAGTCAGATAACCGGAAAATCTCTTCCGGCTTCATTCCAAGCTGTTTTCCTATTTCATCTACGGTTTTCCTCTACGGTTGAGTGCACCTTTTCATCCAGTTCCTCTCTTGAAACCAGTTCTTCAATGCGCTTTCCAGCTTTTAGCCAGTCTTCATCCTGTATTGATTGCTTTTTACCTAGCACTCTTTCCATGCCGCACCTCCGCCTTTGTAACTATCATCCCTACAATTCCACCTAGCAGCACTGTTGCAAGGCTTCCAAGTGTTTTATATGGTCCACTGTTCAAAACCGTTCCGTAGGCGAAAATAGGGAGCCCTACGGCCAACGCAGAAAGGACACCATACTGGATTCCTTTGGGCGTAAGCTTTACTCCCTTCAATGTCATGATGGTCGGCAACAGCGTTGACGCCCTCAGCGTTCCATAAAACAGAAACAGGTGTGTGACTGTCATTCCTGGTATATTGGCAATCAGGATACCCACGCAAAGCAGGGCGATCATGGCACACTTTGTTTTTTTGAGTTCCTTTCCACCGTTCATATCTGTCATGAGCGATGATGCTGCACATAAATTACTGTCTACCGTTGATAAAAGTCCAGACACGATCATGAACAGAAACGGTAGCACCGCCCAAGCTGGGAACATCTCTTGAATCAGTTCAAAATTGATGACACCAAGATCTTTCGCCTGATATCCAATCCCTGTCCCAGCAAATCCAAGAATACCCATAGAGAACGGCACCAGTCCGAATAGTATTGCTCCAACGAAAAACGCGCGGCCGATCCGATTGCTCTTGACAGCAAACGCCCTCTGCCAGAACGATTGATCTCCAAATGGTCCGGAAAGCAAACCGATTGTAGTCGGTAATCCAAATGCAAGGAATACCTCTATACCATCTTCCGACCAAAGCGACGTATAATTTCCAGATATTCCGTGTATTCCTTCCAGTATTCCAGAAGTTCCGTCGGCTCTGATCGCCATGATTAAGAACGCTGTACTTGCCGCCAGCATAAAAACCATTTGTATTGCGTCCGTCAGCATTGAAGCCTTTATTCCAGAAAAAAGTGAGTAAGACAAAGCAATGGCAGCCAGTAAAACCGTAACCAACTGGAACGGCATTCCAGTTGCCGCGCTTAGTACCTGGCTTCCGGCCAATAATTGTACTCCGGTCGATAGTACCGAAAGGCCCATGAGCTGAAAGAGGTATACACGCTTAACTCCGTCAGATTTGTACTTATCCCTCATGTAGCCAGACAGCGTAATTCCTTCTGGCATTTCCCTTCGTATCTTTTTTGCAAATGGTATGAAAAGGATCAGGCACAATATGTTTGGTACCAAAAACCAAAAAAGACCGACAAATCCATTCGTATACGCTTTTTCCGTAGATACGAACATTGCCGGCGCCCAGATCCATGTGGCTGCTATACTTAAAGCAGACATTATCCAATTTTCCTTACGACTTCCAACGCAGAATCTTTCCACGTTTTTTTCCTTTTTTGTAAATATCAGTGTTGCAGTGATCATAATCACTGCATAGATTGCTAAGATTCCAAACCCGCTCATCGTAAAATCTCCTTTTATTTTTTAAGGAGCATTCTCACATCTTTTTTCTTTCTCTATCCCCCTCTCCAGAACGATTGAAAAAAGCCACCGGGATGACCGGTGGCTCATGGCTTTTGATATGATTTTACTCCCATATCATACTCGTTTTCCGCTATTAAGTCAAGTTTAAGTTAACGTTTTCCGTTAATTTCTCGCGAAGCTTGCAAAATCAATAAAAACGAAGCCCATTGATTCCGAAAAATAAAGCCGAAAGTTGCTCTTCAGCAATTTTGATGTCATCATAGATTGTAACCTTGCTGACATTAAATTTCTTTGCCAGCTCTGCCACAGACAACCGCTCTTTCGTAATATACATAAACTTTATCACTTTGTACTGGCGCCGCTCTTTCTCTCCATACTTTCCACAGTACATCCTGTAAACATCGAACATCCGGTCAACATGTGATATGATAATCCCCGTCCGCTCTGCAGACTCCTTGATTGAATTCACAATTACCCCATCGCTCGCCTTCATGCTCATAAGTTCTTCTATGACTTCTTCTGTAGTTTTTTCCGAATGCTCTTTCTGATAAACTGCTTTTGAGCAACTTTCCTTTAGCATCCTATAATTTCTAAGAAGCAGCCTTGTGTTGTGCAATCTGCGGTCTTTCATTTCTTTCTGTTCTTTCTGATGCGCCTTTTCCAGCGTCTCGGCTGCGACAGACGCCCCTGCAAGGGCTGCTTTGGCGATCATTTCCTCCACTTCTTCTTTCGTGAGAGCCACAAATTCAACGCAATTATTCATATCCATGTCTATTTTACCTCCGACTATTTGTATATTGCCTTCAGGATCCCCGCTTTATACGCCTGCTTTTCTTCCTCCGGCATATCAGATCCCCTTAATGCGTCATCTAACGCCTGGGCGGTACCGCACTCCGGGCAGATCAATGTTTCGTTATCTGTTCTCGAAAGCGCTGGCACCCCTTCATATTCCCGATTGCAGATCGGGCACACTTGACGCCCCTCTGGTATCACTTCCCCGCATGCTACGCAATGGTCCTCCATAGAATCACTCCTCCTCTTTCTTGTTATCAAACATCCCAAGTTTAAATCCAAGCTGCAGACATCCCTCAACGATCAGCTCTATCTCTCTTCCTGATACATGACACATTGTAAATTCTAATACCGCGCTTCCATCTTCCTCTTTCATGTTACAGAAAAAGCCTTTATCAATAACCTTTTCTGTGCCATCCTCATAATGTATCACTATTTTCTTAACATCCTTCTCTTCTTCCATCTCTTTTCTCCTTCCTATATGGACAATACTTCCATACGCAATTCACTTTGTACGAATTTTTTATGTATTCTTCATTTGCGCATCCACCAGTTTTTCCATCGTTATACACACACTTTCCACAGTAATCTTTGTGTGTAGGGAATAAGACAATTTTACCCATTCGTGCCTCCATCTGGAATAGCATCAGGGAAATCAAATATGGTCATTTGCCCTGGAAGTTCAGCTTCGTTTACCGATCCGACCGAATCAACCGAAGAAATACCACTAATCTGTGACCAGCACTCCGGTCCATATCCTCTTCGCATACTTTCCGAATCCGTAAGTTTCTTCCCGCACTTTTGGCACCTTGTATACACAGTGTAGCCCTCCCTTTAATTATGAGTGGCATCAAAATTCTCCTTCGCCCACCTATTTCCCGTAGCATAGACTTTATCCCTTGTCCGCTCGTATGGAGTTTTAGTCTTTATACAAAACTCCTCATCGATAAAGATACGCTCTGCAGTTTTTTTGAAATCTTCAAACGTCGGATTCTCCCCGAACGAGAAACGAATCTCAGAGCTATTTATCCATGCTTTGAAATTATATATTCCCTTTGTATCACTAAATCCGAAACTTATGCTCATTTGATTTTTTACTTTCTGATAATCAGTCCATATCCCTCCGGAGAAACCGACATCTCCATCATCAGTCTTTGGATGAATTACACTAAGGCTCCATCTTAAATTTCTGGAAAAATCATCATATACAAGATCTCTCATAAATTCCGCAAGTGTCTGCAGAGAAACATCACTCTTTTTACTCATATCAATACCTCCTCTTCGCCTCGCTTAAACTGGCCATGTGTCTTTTTTTTAGATCCTCAAAGAACTCCACATTCGCATTTGTTACTTTGTAGCACATCTTCTCGCCGAAAAAATATGATGTATATATCAGTAGCAAGCTCATGAAGCACCGTTGTATATTCTTTTGTCATCGCGCAGCCACCCAGCGTAGGGCTTCCATCTTCAGTAACGTCAAATCCTGTGCAAGTGCTTCCCCAAATCTGCGGAAAAACCACGGCATCTATCTCTGAATAAACATACTTGTTATCCTTTCTTTTTGCTTCAAAGTTCTTTAAGAATTCTTCATCTTTTGACAAAGCCACTCTCGCCTTGTATTCCAATAACTCCAAATTTGGATATCTTGCATTCATAATATCATGCTCCTATCTGTATTCTTTTCCAGTACGCTTGTCCTTGAGGACAATCCGGCCGACAACCTCAAAGCCTGCAAGCTCTGCGGTCTGTTTCATAATCGGAATAAGGTTACTTATCACGGCTATTCTCTCCGCTTCCCGCCGGTTCTCTTCTTTTCGGATATTCCTCCATGCCGATCCGGCTGTGGGATCTGGATATCCTTCCGCATTTTTTCCCATGTTGTCGGACATTTTTATTTCCCTCCCCTCTCAGAATCTGCTCGCCCTGAACGCGAATCAAACGCTCTGCACTATTCATCTCTCACTTCATTCCTCACTTTCCCTCGACAGCCTTGCATTTGCGGCTCTATCCTTTTTCTTCAAATTTCTTTTCCACCGCCGGATAGTTTCAGCCTTGGTGTGGTTTCTTGACCATGTATAATCATCCAAAATATATCGTCCACCATGTTCGCGTTCTCCGTAAGCCGACATTCTTCTATGTCCTTTCTTCATTTTCTGCTCCTTTCTGGGCGGTATGGATCTGGAAGTGGCTGCCATGCGATAACACATTTATCCTCAAACAGTTCATAATGGATTCCGCTTATATGCCTTGAAAATTTAAACTTGCCATCATAAATATCAAACAAGCCCTGATATCGTCTGTTCCCATCATCGAGAATGAATCTGCCATCATCTTTAAGAAATTCTTCTTTTGTAGGCATCCTTTCCTCCACCGGAATCCAGCCGTCATTCTTTCCATCTTTATATCCTATCTGATACCATTTTCTCCGGCTGCATTTCTCGTGCAAATTATTGTTATCCATGTGCTTGCGGATGATATCTACCGCTCTATGTCCTGCATCATTATCTATAATGCATCCCTCTGCCTTTAGTTGCTCTATTATCTCTTCCAGAATCTTCTCTAACATGTCAGTCCTCCTTTAACATCCCTGTATGTATACACCCTCAAAGTTTCCTGTATTCTCTTCGTCTTTCGATACTTCAAACACATTTACTGTCTCAATCCCATCATTAAATGGATTATCTTCTTGATGATAGAAATACACTGTTTTACTTTTATCATTCACATTCTTTAAAAATTCTTCCAGCTCTTTTACTGTCATGTCAGTCCTCCTCTTCCCACCATTTTTGGTCACACTCGTCACAGTATCTGCTCCACGGAACTGCCTTGCTACCACATATCGGACAAACCATTCCATCTTCCGTTTGCACGGGTTTCTTCGCCGTATCC